AGGGGCATTTAGGGGCGATTTTTCGGGGCATTTTTCTGCATCAGCATTGCGCTTGCCTGTGCTTGGTTGATGAAAATCCAACCATGCTCGAACGTCTCCAGCGTGCCTGCGTTGAGCAATTGTGCGACCAATCCGTCTGATCTGGATGCCTCTGTTTTGTTCTTTGCGGTGCGCTCTGACGCTCCATCCTTGACCAGCAAGTCACGCAGCGCAGACCTGCTGATGTAGGGTAAACCCTCGCGCTCTTCTGCACCTGATGCCCACCATGCACGCTCGACCGTGCGCACATTCTCGTCGTGCTTTGTAGGTTTTTTGTGGTGTTTTGTGGCATTCGCATCGTCGTCTGGCACGGCCACGCAGGTAGTCGCTGGGCCGCCAAACTTGGTCGTGCCCATCTCGATCACCTCCAGTTTGAAGTAGATCGTCTCGCCCTTGCTTGGCAGCTCGCGCTGCTTGGTGACAGATACAGACCTGGTGCCGTCCTTTTCTGAGACCTCAATCTCGGTGTCAATGTGCGCTCGGATGCCGGACCAGCCTCGAGCGCCTCTGGCAGCGTCCTTGCCGTTGTGGTGGATGATCATCATGGCAGCGCCTGTTGCCGTGGCCACCTGGTCGAATCTGGCCATGACTGGACCCATGTCCTCGCCGCTGTTCTCGTTCGCGCCGGCGCTCATCCTGGCCAGCGTGTCGCCGATGATCAGGCGCACCGGCTTGCCCTTGGCCACCTCAATGGCACGCACCAGCTCGATCACGTCGTGGGCATCCTGGTCGCCAGCGTAGAAGTTCATCGGGACCGGCACCATCGCCAGGTTCTCCAGGCTGCAGCCGTGAAACTTCTTGATAGCCTGCATGCGCGACCGGATGCTGGCCGGGGCTTCGCTGGCCAGGTAGACCACCAGGCCGGGGTCGGTCTTGCGGCCGTAGCAGTCCTCGCCAGTTGCGATGGCCGTGGCCACCGACAGCGCCCAGAAGGTCTTGCCTGAGTTGCTGTCGCCGTAGACCACCACCGAGCTGCCAATGGTCATGAGGCCTTCCACCAGCTCGTCTGGTGCCTCGTAATCGCTGCCGAGCTGGTCGCCAAAGACCACCTGCAGCTTGTCGATCACGGCTGAGCCAGTTTGCTGCACCAGCAGGCCTACCAAATCATGCCCTGCTTGGGCATAATCGTTGGCGTCCATGCCTTCGATTGGTGGGATGATTACCCTGGCACCGAATTTCGCGCTCGCCTGGTCGGCATACTTTTGTCCAACGCCATGCTTGTCGTGGTCTGCGACGATCACAATGTCCTGTCCAATTCCAAACATGTCGCGCAGACTACCAGTTACCGGCACCAAGCTGCTGGCGCTGTAAGTGGCCACGCATGGGCGGCCTGTCGTCTCATGGATCGTGGCCGCTGTGGCAAACCCTTCTGCCACATAAATCACGCCAGGCTCATCCAGTGAGCCTACCATCCAGAATTTTCCACCGGCCTCGCCGCCTGGGTGGTAGAGTTTTCCTCCTTCGCTGTCGATGTACTGCAAGGTGGCCAGTGCGCCATCCTTGTCGAACAGGGGCACGATCAGCCTTCCGTCTCCTGTGATCCTGGCACCGTGCGCCTGGATGCCCTTTCGCTTGAGGTACGGGTGATCGGGGCTGGCTGCTTGGGCCGCTGTCCAGATCGCCTCCACGGTCGCCGCGGCCACTTCGTGCTGCTTTTCCAAGGCTGCTTCGCGCAATGCCTTAGCCTCTGCCAGCCTCCTGGCGTGGGCCATCTCCTCTGTGGCTGTCAGCCTCCTGCCAACGTCAGCACGCCAGGGTGATTCAAACCCCATGCGCCAGCAGCCGAAGCGGCCTGCTGGAACACCATCACCGAAGACCACATACCAGCCGGACTTGTCGCCTGTCTTGGCGCTGCCTTTGGTCCCTGACTTGAACCGGTGCAGCTTGCCATCGAAGTGGATTTCTTCTGGTGTCTCAAGCCCTGCCGCACGCATTGCATCAATGAGCTGGGCTTCTGGTGGTGCGACGAGCTTTTCTGGTGGTGGTGCCCAAGGCCCACCGAGTACTTTGGAGAGGTCAGCCATTTTTAGTCTCCACAGAAGCACGCAATGGCTTCTTCATTTTTGTCAAACATGTCTCGTTGTTCCTTGCTAAATTTCAGCATTGAAGAGTAGTTGGGTCGGTCTTTCCTGAAGTACTCCCCCCCCGTGATTCCAGGATTTGTAATTGATCCTTCCTGGCTTGCCCACCAAATTGCACGCTCTGGCTTCTCTGCGATCAATGACAAAATCTGCGACGCGCCTTTGAGAAAACACAGGTCGCAGTTTCCGTGATAAGTCACGCCGCCAATGTTTGGCAGCCCAAGATCAAATGACTGTTTGGCCCAGAACTGTGCCACGTCCTGACGTGTCACATTGGCATCAGCAAGGGGCATAAGTCGGTGAATACCCTTCATGCCGTCTGACGGGTTGGCTCTGATCTTGGCTACTCGCCGAGGCTCATCGGCTCGGATGCCGACCATGTTGTCCCAGTCATCCCACCCTATGTGGTGTCTGCAATAGTTGGCAAATGGCTTGATCTTCAGATCGACTGTGCAAAACCTGGTCACTGGGTTCGGCAGGTAATTTTTTTTCCTGATCAGAGCCTCAAATGGCTCGCCATTTCTTGCCGCACTAGCAAAGTCAACCACTCGCACACGGTCGCGTGGCTCTTCAGCGTCCTGCCACTCCAGCCATGTGATGGGCACGCCCCAATGCTCTCCACAGTCGCGCACAAATTGCAGGGTGGCTTCGTCCTCCTTGCCGGTGTTGGCAAACATCACAACGCAGTCGTCTGGTAATCCACTGTTTGACTGCAGCACCCGCCACAGCATATAGGCGCTGGTGCGCCCACCGCTGAAGCTGATGCATGTCGGGCTGTCGATCTTAAATGGATCAGCCATTTACTGGCTCCCGATCTGCTTTCAGCACTCCCTCGGTCTTGACCTCCAGCTCGTACTGTCGTCCCATCGGAGGGGTCTCGCCCCATGTGTAGATCACCTGGGGCCAGATGCCCAGTGCGTCGGCCAGCTTCTTCGTGCTGCCGTAGTAGTTAATTGCCTCTTGGGTCTTCATTTCATTCCTTCCAGATAATTTTTCATGGGGTGTTGACATCTTAAACAGAAAAGTGCTACAGTGCAACCACTGCGCAACCGGATGGTCCGAAAGCGCAGCAACCCAAATAGGAGAGCCACTCATGGCAATCAATGTGAAGACCACCGGCAGCTTGGCTGCCAACGGTGTCAAAGTCCTGGTCTATGGCCAGGCCGGTGCTGGCAAGACCAGCCTGATCAAAACCCTTCCCAGCCCCATTGTGCTGTCGGCAGAGGGAGGCCTGCTGTCCATCCAGGACGCCGACCTGCCATTCATCGAGATCACCTCGATGACTGAGCTGCAGGAGGCTTACACCTGGCTGACCAGCAGCGACGAGGCCAAGTCCTACAAATCGGTGGCACTGGACAGCATCAGCGAGATCGCCGAGGTCTGCCTGAACACCGAGAAGAAGGCTACCAAAGACCCACGCCAGGCTTACGGTGCGATGCAGGAGCAGATGGCCGACATCATTCGCGCCTTCCGCGACCTGCCTGGCCGCCACGTCTACATGAGCGCCAAGCTGGAGAAGACCCAAGACGAAATGGGCCGAGTGCTGTACGCGCCCAGCATGCCTGGCAACAAGACCGGCCAGGCGCTGCCCTACTTCTTCGACGAGGTGCTGGCCCTGCGCGTTGAGAAGGATGGCGACGGAGCCACCCAGCGTGCGCTGATGTGCGACTCGGATGGCCTGTGGCTGGCCAAGGACCGCAGCGGCAAGTTGGATGCCTGGGAGGCACCGGACCTGAGCGCAGTGTTTGCCAAGATTGGGGGCAAGGCATGAACTATACAAAAACAGGCGGGTCAGCGTTTCCGCAAGGCAACGACCGCGTTGTAGCGGCTGTATCCATTAAACAAAGTCAAGGCATGACCCTGCGCGACTACTTTGCGGCGAAGGCGATGCAGGGACTGATGGACGCAGCAATGCCGATGCCGGAGATTGCTCAGGCTGCATACCAAATGGCCGACGACATGCTGAAAGCGAGGACCGCATGAAGACGATGGAGCAAATGGCAGCCGAATGGCTGGAGGCCAAAGAGGCCGAGCGTGTAACAGTCGAAAAGCGCCGCGACATCGAGGACTCCATGCGCAAGGTTGCAAGCATCCGTGACGACACTGAAGGCACCGAGACCCTGGCGCTCGAAGGCTTTCGGGTCAAGGTCGTGGGCCGCATCGACCGCAAGGTGGATGCAGACAAGGTGCAGGAGCTGGCCGCAGAGGCTGGCCTGACAGATCACCTCTCGACACTGTTCCGCTGGAAGCCGGAGATCAACATGGCCATCTGGAAGGCCGCCGACGAACGCATCACTCGGCCACTGGCTGGCGCAATCACGGCCAAGCCTGGCCGCCCTTCTTTCACCATTGACATCATCAAGGAGTAATTCATCATGGCTTTTCTCGGACAAACTTTCGACGCAAACGAACTGCCGCAAGGCACTGGCGGCAACTTCGAGCCGCTGCCGGAAGGCAACTACAACGCCAGCATCACACAGGCTGAGCTGAAGAACACCAACGACGGTGGCGGCCAGTACATCAAGCTGCGCCTGGACATCACCGGTCCAACGCACCAAGGCCGGGTGGTGTTCTCAAACCTCAACATCAAGAACGCAAGTGCCAAGGCCGAGGAGATCGGCCGCCAGCAGCTTGGCGAAATCATGCGTGCGGTCGGGCTGGCCAAGGTGACCGACACCGACCAGCTCATCGGTGGCAATGTCAACGTCAAGCTGACCATTCGCGCAGCACGCACTGATGAGAAGACCGGCAAGACCTACGACGCCAGCAACGAGGTCAAGGGTTACCGAGCCATCAACGGTGGCGCAGCACCAGCAGCGTTCAAGGCTGCAGCACCCGCAGCAGCTCCGGCAGCAGCGTCTGCACCTGCCAAGGCTTCGCCGCCCTGGGTGAAATCCAAGTAAGCAAGAAAAAGCCCCAGGAACCGTGATGAACCTGGGGCTGAAGTGGCAACTACCAAAAGGAGACGGGCATGAAGATACCCGAGTCAGAGCATACCATCCAGGCGCTGATTGACAAAGCGCACGAAGCAAAGGCCGAGCAGCCAAGGGGCCACATGGGCTGCAGCCAGCTTGGCCACGCATGCGACCGCTGGCTGTGGCTGAGTTTTCGCTGGGCCGTGCAGCCCAAGTTCCCTGGCCGCATCCTGCGCCTGTTCAGGCGTGGCCAGATGGAGGAGGCCACCATCGTGTCGGACCTGCGCGCCATCGGCCTCGATGTGCGTGGCTCAGGCAAACAGCAGACGCGCGTGGACTTCGGCTGCCATGTGTCCGGCAGCCTGGACGCCATCATCGAGTCTGGCGTGCCAGAAGCGCCAAAGAAGCGCCACATTGCCGAGTTCAAGACCCACAGCAAAAAGTCATTTGACGACCTGCTCAAAGCTGGCTCGGTGGCCAGTTCCAAGCCTGAACACTTCGTCCAGATGCAGCTTTACATGCACGGCACCGAGATTGATCGGGCCTTGTACGTGGCGGTCTGCAAGGATGACGACCGCATCTACACCGAGCGCGTGCGATACGACCAGGTGGTGGCTGAGAAGTACATTGACCGCGGCCACCGTCTGGCGATGGAAGACCGCATGCCGCCACCGATCAGCACCGATCCATCTTGGTATCAGTGCAAGTTCTGCGATGCGCATGATTTCTGCCACCAGAGCAAGACCACCCAGCATGTGAACTGCCGCACCTGCGCCCACAGCACGGCCAAGTCGGACAGCACCTGGCATTGCGCCAAGTGGGATGACACGATACCGCTGGAGGCCCAGCGCACCGGATGCGAGAGCCATGTCCTGCATCCCGACTTGGTGCCTTGGCAGCGCAAGGACGGGCCGGACGAGTGGACGGCTGTGTATGAGATCAATGGCGTGAATCTGGCCAATGGCGATCCTGAGCAAGAGGGTGTCTACGGCTCCAAAGAGTTGCTGGCCAATGCCGCTGCCTGCGCCAGCGGTGATTCGTTCATCGCCGAGATGCGCAAGGATTTTGGCGGGAGGATTGTCGGATGATCGACTTCATTTCATCAAACCCCAACGCGCACCCACAGACAGTGGCTTGCGCTCGCCTGCTGGCCGCGATTACTGCTCAGGCCATTGAGGATGCATCGAGCAAGCAGGCCACCGGCGCGGAGAACTTCGCAGCCGTCGACTGGCTGTTCAGCAAGACCTCCTCCTTTGAAGACTACGCTCGCCTGATCGGCGCGGACGCAGAACAAATTCGCACCGCCTTGCTGGAGCCTCCTCCAGACATCGAGCCAAAGAGCAGCAAGTTCGATGCAAGCAATCGCCGCTACTTGAGAGCCTCCTACATGAAGTGGCTGACAAGACGAGCAGCGGAGGAAGCAGCGCTGAAGAA